AGTAATCTATTCTTTTTAAGACACCAGCATCTGAAACCATAAATTCGTCTGTGTCTGCTGGCTCACTTGCCAAAGCAGTTTGTGCCGAAATAACATCTGTATTTAATTTAGCACCTGTAACTTGTGTTGCTCCAATGTGTGCTGTGTCTATTGAGCCATCTGTATAGTGTTCTGAATTTACTGCATCATCAGCTATGGAAGCACCTGTTACTGAATCTGCACCAACACCACCAGCTTTAACTAATCCAGACCCACGACCAAGATTTTGTCCAACAATTCCACTCATAATTTACCTTATAAAGTTTGATCTAAATAATGACACACAACATCAACATTTCCAGAACTTGCTAAAGCAATGGTTAAATGATCTGTGCCTTCTAAAATAATTCTTCCTGTATGTTCAAAAGTTTCATTAGCACCCAATGCTTGGTCAGAATAAATTTCATAATCATTTACCCCACCATCATCTTGAATAAACAAATCAAATGTTTCTGCTGCACCAGCAGTTTCACAAATTGTTAATCCAATAACAGTATAAGTGTGTCCTGACACACCATTAATTATAACTGATTCTGAATTGGTTACACCAGCAACTAAAGCAACTTTTAATAATTCACTAGCCATATTTACTCCTTAAAATCCACCCAATACTAATGCCTTGCCTGTTCCTGAAGTTGAGGGTATCCAATCTGCAGAAACCGAACTATCTGTCCAATCAACAGTATTCGCTGTCGTATTAATTAACCCTAATTGTATTGAATCAGAGCCATCATAAAATTTCAAGGCATAAGCAGTTACGCCACCAGAGGTATCAACCCAAAGTGACCCATTGGCTAAACTAGCTGGTGCTGAAGCACCTATGCTTGTTGTATTCAAAGCACCAAGAATATTATTCAATTCTGTGCGAAAAGCCGAAACAAAAATTATTCTTTGTAATTTTTTTAATTATTACCTCTTTATGTCACCATAAAGTTTAGACTATATCTTCACTTTTAAAGTGTTGGGATTTCGTGGAGAGGTTATCGTTGGCACTCACTCTCTAGTCGTTACACCTTCTATAAAACTTAAAACCTTTATAGCTTGGCTCGGTATTGTCCACTTGGGAGTTTCACCGAATTAACCCAATTTTACAAGAGCAATCGTCTTACCCTTGATTCGCTATACTAACATCTGAAACTTGCGACATAGAACTCCTTTCCTTTTATGATTTGTGACATATTTTCTTTTTATCCTATTTGTTTTATTTTTTATCTTATTAATTAAAATGTATCAACCCATTATGATTTATGTTTTATGGCGTTAACCCATAGCCCTTTGCCACATAATCAAAAGTCCTGTCAACACCACTCGCACTTGAATTAACAAAAGCAATGGAAAACCCTGTAGCACTTTTTGAACTTATGGTGTAGGTGTCGCCAGATGCCATATTTTGAACAGCAACGCCAAGTGAAGGCGTGGCATAAAAGGCATTGGCAAAGGTTACAGCCTTTGTTCCTGTTCCACTTACAATATCAGCACCAGAGGCAGTTCTGTTTTCCATACCCAGCTTAACTGACAGTCCTGTTACCTTGCTACTTGTCTTATAATCATCATTGGTCAGTCGTAATCTGAATTTTGCGTATCTGAATTGGTGTGTCGCTGATGAACTAATATCTTGATAGGTTGTTGCATCACCCAAACTTGTATTGCTGACTGCTATTTGAACTTTATGAAATGCGTGTGATGGCTCACTTCCATCAAAGGGTGCGTGTGCATCATCAAAAAAAGCGAAACCACGACCAGAATCAAATTGGTCATATGGGTCTTCGTGATCTAAAGTTATTGTCGGTTGAACTGTGCCATCAAATATTCCTGACAAGGAAATTGAGTTGGCAAAATCATAATAACCCAAACCATCCCTGTTGGCTGTTGAATAAGTTGGATTGCTTGTCGTGTCTGTTCCCCCTAGTTCAAAATTGCCCTCAACTGAATCCCAGTTTCCCACAGTATCGTCAAAATCGGTAATGGTATCAAGAGCAAGAACAGTATCGCCACTTGAATCTTCCTTAACGCATAAGGGATAGGTTGAGTCCATTTGTGAGGCACTTGTCAGAAGTGATATGGTTTCTGTTGTTGTCGAAATGTCCGTATAGTTAAACACATTGGCAATATTTGTATAAATAATGGTTTCAGCATTTGATTCATTTCCTGTCTTGTCAATCGCCTTAATAAGAAAAGCACCTGTCCGACTATTCACAATGGCGTTATCCGATTTTCTTCTTGTTACCCTGATTAAATTCGTGCTGTTATTCCATAATGCACCACTCGTCACATTTTGATAACGAATTTCATAATAGGCAATATCCAAATCCGTTGAGGCAGTTGGTGGCGTCCAAGTCAATCGCATTTGATCGCTTCCGTGCATTTCAATGGCAAAATCTGAAATATTACTTGGTGGGTCGCTACCACCCACAATAACTCTATTTGCACTTGTATAAGTAGAACTGACACCCAAGCTATTGATCGCCTTAACCCTTACATCATAGGTCTTGGTATCAATAACATTCAGCATTTCATAATTAAGCTGTGTTCCTTTTCCTAAAATAACATAATCTGAATCGGTGCTTATTTTCGCTTCCACTTGATAGTATTGTGCAAACTTATCTGTCGAAACTCCAACGACAATCACCATTTTCGTAATCACAACGCCATCCGAATACTCCACCAAACTATCCGTAAGTGTTAAACTCGCTGGTGCTGTAACAGAATAAGGATTGGGCAATGTTGTTGTCGGTATGGTGGCAACTTGTGTTTTTGTCGCCCAAGTGTAATAGGCATCTTGATGTTCAATTAATTGCAAGTCGCAAGTCAAGTCAGAATTAATCGTCATTCCCATAACTCGAAACGCCTTTGCACTAAAGCTAGGTGTTGCGTGTGTTATGTTCACAATGTCGCCTATCGCCAAGTCCAATGCAGTAGAATCAGCCTTCAGGCTTACTTCCAGACTGCTTCTGCTTCTTCTTAAAATAACTTCTGCTGTTTCTTGTGCCTGATATGGGCTAGTCACAGTCGGCAAGTCAAATCTGCCTTCTAACAGTATGCCACCATCGGCAGTTTTCATTGTTGCGTGTTGATCGGCTGAAGTTTCACCACTATCATCCACAGGTGGAAATTGGGCTTCATCGCTTGTGTAATTCTTGTCAGGGTTTACAAAACTGCATATGACCCTGTTAAATCTTGAATTTTTATCCTTGCTACTGATGCCAATGCCACCAATGATATTATCTTCCGTTAATGTTATTGATGCACTTCCTGTAGTTTCAATTAGCAGTTTATATTTTCCACCTGTATAGTTTAAGTAGCCTCTGCAACCAGACAGAAAATCCTTAACATTTTTTATAACCTTTGATTTTGTATCGAAAACTGCATTGCAGTCAAAAATGTCTATAGTAGTAGAGCCATAAGCAGTAACATCAGTATCACAAACATCCCCAGCAGTCTGCCAATCAGCGTAATCATCATCAAAGTTAGCGTTAGCAATACCCATACCGTAACGAGCATTGCGTAGATAATCCAATAGACAATAGGCTGGATTATCCGACCATTCGTGGGTTGACACCGTATCTTCCCTATGTGAGCCACTTCCACCTGTTTTTGTTCCATCCAGATTAGGATTGTAAACTTTTCTTCCCTTAATAATAGCTTTAACATTTGGTATTGAAGAAAATATATCCTGATTCCAAGTGAACTTGAAAGCAAGATAGGATACGCCACGCAAACGGTGATTGGAAGTCCAGCTAGATAGTGAGCCTACTGTCGTGTCATAGGTTTGACTGTCATCGCCATCATACCAAGCAACGGAAATGTGCGATGTTGAATCCTTGTAAAAATTTGAATCACTAGAGCCAACAGTTCTTAAAGTGCCATCCGTTAATGCACCACTCCAAGTAACCAGCTTGTCATCAATGTAAATACTTTCACAACTTTCACAAATGCCCTCTGCTAAAGCAAAAATCATATATAAAAATTCATTGTCCGTTCCAGAAGTTTCAAGAAAAACAATATTTCCACCAACCTTCCTCTTGCCATAAATGACAGGCAAGGAAGCGATACCAGAAGTTTTATTGGCTAAAATTCCCTTTGTTCTTTGTTCTGGCGATGGCTCATTAACATTGAAGTCTGGCTCGTCTGGCTTGTTCAGCCACGATATAGCCATCATTGCAACACTTATTATGGTAACAATAGGGCTTAACCAAGTGAATATAGGGCTGGAAGTTATAGTACCAAAAAAACTCGTAACTGCTGAAAACCAACCAGCGTGAGCCTCGCTTGGTTGCATTAAAACAAAAAGAAAAAATAATATCCAAGTAAAATTCTTCACGCCCTACCCCATCTAATATCCCTAATCGTCAAGGCTGAAAATTCAAAACCCTTGTCACTTGCAAAGTGTCGTTGCTGTGAAGTGTCGCTTGTGTTTCGACCATTGACTTTTTCAAACTGACCCCAAGTGGAAGTCAGTTCCAATCCAACTAATGCTGTCTTTGTATCATCCTCTATTGAATATTGGTTGATAGTTCCGTCAAACAAAAGATAGGGGTCTGCTATAAGTGCATTAGATGTATCCAAAAACCCTTGCCATATCTTCACGCTGTCATTAATTATGTTTTCATTAAGAATAACAGATATGATGGGCTGACTGACCCCACTAATTGTTATTTTTAATGAATTTTTTATTGGCTCTGTTGTTTCTGACATTGTGCTTATGCCTAGAATAAAACCATCCGATGTATAGGTCTGGCTAGAGCCACTCACGCTTGAAGTTAAGTTAAAAGAACAATTAGTCTTGTATAACGGTGTGGCAAATCCCAAATAAAAAAGAAAGACAGGCTCAATGGCTGTCGCATCACCTGTTGCTAGTTCCGTCTTAACAGCACTCGTTAATC